GGTTCTGATAGATTTTCTGGGTCAACAGCAAGTACGGCCGCAACAGGAACAAGTACACCACAAACTCTTTCAGAAGGTGGTTTATATTCAGACGCAACACTAACAGTTTTAAATAGTAAGAACATTGCTAAGACCGAGATAAGATTTCAAAATGTATATCCTGTGACTTTAGGTGGTTTATCTTACGATATCAAGGCAAGTGATGTTTCTTATCTTCAAGTAAATGCGTCTTTTAACTATATGTATTACGATATAGTTCAGATTTCTTCTTCATAGTACGCTTTACATTTGATTAAAAAGGTGATATAATATATACATGACATTAGAAGAATTACAACAATCAGTAGATAGGGATTTTAAATTAGATGACACAGAATTAGATGCTGAGTCAATTAAGATACCTTTATTACATAACAAATACTTACAACACTTTAATAAGTTTTCTCTATTATTAAAGAAATCAGAATACGAACATAAGACTATGTTAAGAGATAAATGGGAATACTATACAGGTAAGGCAGACGCAGCTGTATATCTATTAAAACCTTTTGATATAAAAGTATTAAAATCAGATGTACATATCTACATGGATTCAGATCAAGATTTACAAAGAGCAGATCAAAAAGTTGCTTATCAAAATCAAATAGTTAAGTATCTTGAACAAGTATTAAGAAGTATTAACAATAGAACTTTCTTAATTAAAAACGCTATTGAATGGAAGAAGTTTACTAGTGGCGCCATTTAATGCTAGACATTACAAACTATATTAAACATTTCCCAAATGCATTAAATAAATCTACTGCTCAATTAGTTGTAGATCACTATTATAAAAATGCACCTTGGCGTAAATCTTCTTTTGCTACAAATACAGGATTATCTCCTGAGTCTTCTAAAAAAGTTTTAATGAACGAGTATTGGATTAAGAAAGGCGATATGTATTATAGTGATTTGAAAAAATCATTTCGTCATATGGTAATTGAATATTGTAAAATACACTCAAAAATTATTCCAGAAAGATTTACAGATTTTAGATTAAATCATTATTCAGAAGGCGGATTTATGAAAAATCATATTGATAATATACATCACTCACATGGTCAGAAATTTGGCTATCCACATATAACAGCATTAATGTTTTTAAATGATAATTATGAAGGTGGTGAAATTGTATTGTGTGATGGCGATTACAAACCACAAAAAAAACAAGGTAGTGGTATTGTGTTTCCTTCTAACTTTATGTTCCCACATGAAGTAAAAAAAGTTACTAAAGGTCATAGATATTCTTTAATGACTTGGATTCTTTAGTCGTATATACACTATTATTTAACGTATAAATATAAGTATGACAATATGGAATACACATTTATATGATTACCAATCGGGACAATTCTAATCTCATCATCATAGAAAAGAAAGACGAAGTTTACATTACGGTAGACTGCGAGTCGGATGTACAAAGAGAGATATCTGAGTTTTTTACTTTCTATGTACCTGGATATAAGTTTATGCCAGCATTCCGTAATCGTATGTGGGATGGTAAGATAAGATTATTCTCACAAAAAACAAAAGAAATTTACTTCGGACTATTCATATACATCAAAGCATTTGCCGAAGAACGAGGCTATGTTATAGTTGCTGGTAAAGATGTTGAGATAGATAACAAGGTTGATAGAGATGTTGTTACTAAATTTTCTAATAGTCTAGGTCAAAAATTTGAGGCAAGAGATTATCAGATAGACGCAATATTTCATAGTTTAAAACGCAATAGGGCGCTGCTAGTAAGTCCTACAGCCTCAGGCAAGTCATTCATCATATATTCCTTAATACGATACTACACTCATCTAATCAAGGATGAACCTAACAATCGGATACTATTAATCGTACCTACAACTTCATTAGTTGAACAGATGTACACAGATTTTGAATCATATGGTTGGAATGTAAAGAAGAATTGCCACAGATTATATAGTGGTTATTCAAATCAAACAGATAAGAAAGTACTCATATCTACATGGCAAAGTCTATATAAATTACCTAAAGAATACTTTGAACAATTCGGTGTTGTATTTGGTGATGAGGCACATCTATTTAAATCTAAATCATTAACAGAGATTATGTCTAAACTTACCGATTGTAAATATCGTATAGGTCTTACAGGTACATTAGACGGTGCTCATACACACAAGTTAGTATTAGAAGGACTATTCGGTGCTGTCAATAAGGTAACTACAACTAAAAAACTTATGGATAAGAATCAGTTAAGTAATCTGGTTGTGAGATGTTTAATATTAAAACATACTGAGGCTAATTGTAAAATTGTATCGAAAGGTAAGTATCAAGACGAGATAGATTATCTTGTAAGTAGTACACCTAGAAATAATTTCATTCGTAATCTAGCACTTAAACTCAAAGGTAATACTTTAATATTATTTCAACTTGTAGAAAAACATGGTAAGAACTTACAACAAATTATTAAAGATAAGGCCGAAGAAGGTCGAAAGATATTTTATATATATGGCGGAGTTGATACAGAAGAACGAGAGAAGGCAAGGGCAATAGTTGAAAAAGAAGATAACGCTATTATTGTAGCAAGTTACGGTACTTTTTCTACTGGTATTAATATTAAGAATCTACACAATATAATCTTTGCAAGTCCATCAAAGAGTAGAATAAGAAATTTACAATCAATCGGTAGAGGTTTAAGGCTAGGTGATAATAAAGTAAATGCAACACTATATGATATATCGGATGATTTAATTTATAAGTCTAAAGAGAATTATACGTTGAAGCACTTTCAGGAAAGAATAAATATATACACAGAGGAAGAGTTTGATTACGAGATACATAATATTAACTTAAAGGATTAAAATGAATACTGTTAAGGAAAGAGATTATCGTATGGTAAAATTAACTGATGGTACTACTATCATGGGTAGTATTGTTGTTGATAAAGATTTCTTGCGAATTACAAACGCATTAGAACTATGCACGATACAAAGGCAAACAGAGGTAGGCTCTAAGGAAGATACTACTTTGAAACCTTGGATATCTTTCACAGATGATAAGACCTTTGTTATTCCAAAAGATAAAGTTTTAGTAATTACTCAAGCGGACACTCACATATCACATTATTACGAAGTCATATTAGATAAGATACTAAAGTCAAAGCAAGACGCTAAACCTGTGTTATCTGCCGAAGAGATGGATAAGATATATGCATTAGCGGATCAAATGGATCAAATGCAAAAGATTGACCAAAGAGATATGGGTTGGTCAGAAGAAGATTTAATTGATTTATTTCAGAAGAAAACTATTCATTAAGATATAGTAGCTAAGGTGGTTCCCCAAGCGACTACATAGTCATTATATCATAGATCCTAGGACTGTCAAGCAAATGAGAAAATAAAATAATTAATACAACCTGCTTTACATCTTGCTATAAAAATGATATAATAAGTTATATTAATCAGAAAGATAAATTATGAGTGAAACAAAAACAAGTAAGGCAAAACTGAAACCACATTATGTAGATAATAAGAAGTTTCTAGTTGCCATGGTAGAATACCGTGAGAAGGTTCAAAAGGCTGAAGATAAGAAAAGAACCAAACCAGTAGTGACTAACTATATCGGTGAGTGTTTTTTAAAGATTTCTAATCACTTATCTTATAGACAGAATTTTATAAACTATACTTACCGTGATGATATGATCTCAGATGGTATAGAAAACTGTTTACAGTATATGAGAAACTTTAACCCAGAGAAATCTAATAATCCATTTGCATACTTTACACAAATTATATACTATGCATTTATCAGAAGAATACAAAAAGAAAAGAAACAGCAAGATGTTAAGGCTAAACTAATTGCTACTTCTGGTACTGAAATGATGATGGACTCTCTAGTGGGTGATGACGCTCAATATAAAAATCAGATGTTAGAGTTCTTACAAAGAAATGTAAAAGAAAGTGTGCCAGCAGAACCTAAAAAAGTTAAGAAGAAAAAGAAAAAATAGATAATGAAAATAGCGTTGTTAAATGATACTCACTTCGGTGTGAGAAACGATAGTCCGATCTTTGATGACTTCTTACATAAGTTCTATGAGGAAGTATTCTTCCCATACTTAGAAGAACATAACATCAAGACACTCATTCATTTAGGTGATGTAGTTGATAGAAGAAAATATATTAACTTTAGAGTAGCAGATAACTTCAAAAAGAAGTTCTTACAGAAACTATGGGAGAAGAAGATTGATACTCATATTCTAATAGGTAATCACGATATATACTTTAAGAATACAAATAGTGTAAATGCTTTACAACAGCTATGTACTGCACCTGATGGCATTAACGAGCCTTGGATATATGAAGAACCTAAAGTAGTAAACTTTGATGGTCTTGATATATTAATGTTACCTTGGATAAATCCTGAGAATCAACAACAATCATTTAATATGTTAGACACAGCAAAGGCAGATGTCTGTATGGCACACCTAGATTTAAATGGTTTCAATATGCACGAAAATATAGTACAGACACACGGATATGATAAGAGTATTGTAAAGAGATTTGATAAAACATTTAGTGGTCACTTTCATAAAAAATCAGATGACGGTCAGATATTTTATCTAGGTGCTCAATATGAAATGACATGGTCAGACTATAATGATACAAAAGGATTTCATATATTTGATACTGAAACAAGAGATATAGAATTCATACCTAATCCAAATACAATATTTAAAAAGTTAATGTACAATGATACTGAAACAAACTATGATAACTTTGATATAAGTTCTCTTAATAATAAATTTGTAAAACTTATTGTAGTCAGTAAAAAGAATAACGAAATGTTCGATAGATTACTTGACAAGTTATATAATAAAATTACAGTACATGAATTAAAGATATTAGAAGATTACTCAGACCTCAATACAAATTTAGTAAGTGATGATGTTGCTGATGGTACCGAAGATACAATGACACTTGTAAACAATTTTGTAGATCAATTGCCAGTTGATTTAGATAAAAACAAATTAAAGAGTATGATTAAAGAAACATTTTTAGAAGCACAAGATACGGATATACCAATCAAATGATACATTTTAAAAAAGTAAGATATAAAAACTTTCTATCAACAGGTCAACAGTTCATAGAAGTACAACTAGATAGATCATCAAAGACATTAGTTGTTGGTGAGAACGGCGCCGGCAAATCAACCATGCTAGACGCATTATGTTTTGGTTTATTTCAAAGAGCATTTAGAAATATCAAAAAAGATCAGATGGTTAATAGTATTAACGAAAAAGATTGTGTTGTAGAAGTAGAGTTTATCATAGGTCA